TTCGGCGGCCGCGATCACACGACGATCATGCACTCGCTCAATAAGTCAGGCGCGCCGCCGCGCAACTGGAACCTGCGAAGTTACAGCGTCGATGCGCGGATCGACGGCCTTGTCATGGGCCGCCTGTTTGCCGCACTGGCTGCAGCGCTCGAGGTGGAGCGATGAAGCAAGCGTGGCGTAACAAATATAGGGCCCAGCCGGTCGTTACTGAGGAGGGTCGGTTTGCGTCGAAAAAGGAATACGCGGACTGGCAGGCGTTGAAGCTGCGCGAGAGGCTCGGCCACATTACGCACCTGGAGCGACAGGTGCCGTTCGACCTGGCTGTGAACGGGCAGCACATCTGCCGCTATGTGGCCGATGCCGTGTTCTTCGAGGGCGGCAAGCGCGTCGTAGTGGACTCCAAGGGGGTGGTGACGCCCGAGTTTAAGCTCAAGGCCAAGCTCCTGAAGGCATGCCTCAACATCGAGGTGGAGCTGATATGAGCCACGCCGAGGTTAGGGTGCTGAAACGCCGCTACCTGCACTTCGTTCGCACCGGACAGATCCGGCGCGCGCGATACGTGAAGCGCTACCTCAAGACGATCGCGAGGGCCGCATGAGCCTGCGCGAGACACCAGAGTTCAAGAAGGGCCGCGCCGGCGAGCACATCGTGGCGCAATGGTTCCGCAAGCGCGGTTGGCACGTGACGCCGAGCTATGATTACTCGGGCGAGGGCGGCAACCAGGCGCCGCGCATGTCGAGTGCGTTCTCGGCCTACATCCTGCCCGACCTGGACGTCGCCGGCGACGGGCGGCGCATGTGGATCGAAGTCAAAACCAAGGCCGAGCCGACGCTGCATCGGATTACGGGGATCCTCGAGCACGGCATTCCGATGCGGCTGTTCAAGGAATACAAGGCCCTCGAGCTGGTGACGGGCGCGGAAGTCTATCTCGTGATCTACGAGGAATGCAGCGGCGAGCTGCTGTTCCGCCCGATCGGCAACGAGGCTGACGGCCGCGTCTATGACGGGCCGGCCATGAACCGCGGCGGCATGATCTTTTGGCCCCGCGCCAGCTTTTCATTGATGGGGAAGGTGGACAGATGAGCGATCGTCCGGATCACTTCATGCCGCTGTATATAGGCGACTACCTGGGCGACACCGTCCACCTGACGGCGATGGAGCATGGTGCCTACATGCTGCTCCTAATGGCCTACTGGCGCGCCGGCAAGCCTCTCGACAATGACGACGCCCAGCTCGCGAGGATCTGCCGCTGCACCCCCAAGGAGTGGCAGAAGGTAAAGCCGGTTGTCCTGGCGTTCTTCGAGGTCGGCGCTCAGCTCGTGCACGGCCGGGTCGAGAAGGAACTCAAGCGCGCTGCCGAGCAGTACGCCGCAAGGGTCGAACGCTCAAAAGCGGCTGCCGCCAAGCGGTGGGCAAAGCAATGCTCGGAGCATGCCGCAAGCATGCCACAAGCATACCGCAAGCAATCCTCGAGCAATGCCCAAGCAATGCTTGAGGAATGCCAACCACAACCACAACCACAACCACAACCATATTCACTAGGTAAACCTAGTGAGAGGGCGCGCGCGAGGAATTGCTGGCCTCCCGATGCCGTGGTTCCCGAGAGCTGGATCAGGCTTGCCGCAGAGCAGCGACGCCTGGCCGGCTTGCCGCCGATCAACCTGCAGGTTTCGGCGCAGATGTTCGCGAATTTCTACGCTGCCGACACCGCCAATCCCCGGACAATGGCCGAGTACCAGGCGAAGTGGAATAACTGGGCCCTGAAGGAAAAAACCGATGACGGATCAACACGATCGAAGCGATCAACTACCGGCGACACGCTCCGAGAGCTTGCCCGGATGGCTGCAGAAAACGAGGGAAACGCTGAGCCAGACAGCCTCGGCGTCTGACATCGTGCGCCAGTTTGCAAGGCTGGCGGCAAGCTACGGCGACAGCCGGATCGCAACGCCCGAACAACGGGCGCTCTTGCTGCGCGAGTGGCAGGAAGCGTTTGGGCATCATGCGCCGGAACACTTGCATCAGGCTGTCTCGATGGCGCTCAAGGACTGCAAGTTCTGGCCGACCATCGCCGAGATCAACGAGCACGTCACCCACATCCGCCGGGAGGCAATCGCGGCGGTGGACGTGGCCACTGGACGCACGCGCTACCAGGCCAAGACACAAGGCTTCGCTCGCGAGGGCCGCACTGATGCCGAGGAGATCGCGCACCGGGCCGCGCAGGTGTTGAAGTGGAAGCAGGAATATGGGTTCAACCGCATGCTGCAATCTGACGAGCCAGCAGCCAAGGCCAAACCGGCAAGCCAGGACACCACGATCTCGGACGCGCTGAAGGCAACGGAAAGCTACAGGCGGATCAAAACACGGGAGGGCGGCTGATGACGGTGGCAGTCACGGCCCGGCGCCTGGCGCTCGGCCTCAAGCTCATCCGCCGGCACTGCGAGCTCGGCCTGCCGGCGCCCACGAACTACCAGATCGCGGTGGCGATAGGCATGGGCGAGCAACGGTTTCAGCCGCACGATCGCGTCCGGGGCGTCGGCACCAACGGCCAGCGCTGGCGCAAGCCCGAGGCCGGCACCGTCATCGTCCGGGCGCTCGAGATCCTGGGCCGCATCGAGGTGCAGCGCATCGGGCGCAATCGGCGAATCATCACCCTGCGCGAGGGAGCCTGACAGCCATGGCCGCACGCATCCGCAAGATCCGTCACGACGAAGAGACGAGGCTAAAAATACAGGTAAGTCAGCTACTTAATGCATTGCAGAATCATGTGCTTGGCAAAAACGAGATGTCGCCGACACAAATTCAGGCGGCGCAGATCCTGCTCAAGAAGGCGCTGCCCGACCTGCAGGCCATCGACCTGCAAGGCGCAGGCGAGGGCGGCAGCATCCCATTGACGGTGATTACCGGTGTCCGACGCGAGCGTGATTGATCTGGGCTACGAGGCACGGCCGCAGTTCGAGCCGTTCCATCGGCGCGTGCAGCGCTGGAGCGTGATCGTCGCGCACCGCCGCGCCGGCAAGACGGTGGCGTGCGTCATGGATCTGATCGACGCCGCCCTGCGGAGCGACAAGCCGAACGCGCGGTTCGCCTACATCGCGCCCTACTTCGCCCAGGCGAAGGACGTGGCGTGGACGTATGTCCGTCAATACGCCGGGCTCGTTCCAGGCGTCACGATCCATGAGCAGGAGCTGCGCGTTGATTTTCCGAACGGCGCGCGCGTGCGTCTGTACGGCGCGGACAACTACGAGCGGCTGCGCGGGATCTATCTCGACGGCGTGATCCTCGATGAGTTCGGTGATATGGATCCGCGCGCCTGGGTGGAAGTCATCCGCCCGGCCTTGGCCGATCGCAAGGGCTGGGCTTGCTTTCTGGGCACGCCCAAGGGCCGCAATCATTTCGCGCAAATCTGGGATGAGGCGACGGCCAAGCCGGCCGAATGGTTTAGCCTGATGCTGCGCGCCAGCGACACCGGCATCGTGCCGGCCGAGGAGCTGGACGCGGCCCGCGCGGTGATGAGCGAGGATCAGTACAGGCAGGAGTTTGAATGCAGCTTTGACGCGGCTGTCGTCGGTGCGTTTTACGGCCGCCTGATTGAGCAGGCAGAAGCGCAAGGGCGCATCGGGCATGTCGCGTGGGAGCCCAACATCCCCGTGCAGACATGGTGGGATCTGGGCGTCGATGACGCAACGGCGATCTGGTTCGCGCAGATCATCGGCCGCGAGATCCGGCTGATCGACTACTACGAGAACAGCGGCATGGGGCTCGACCATTATGCGAAGGAGCTGCGGGCGCGCGACTACGTGTACGGCGCTCACGTCCTGCCGCACGACGTCCAGGTGCGGGAGCTGTCGACGGGCCAGAGCCGCTATGCGTTCCTGACGCAGCTCGGCATTCGTGGCACGGTCGCCAAGCAGCACGCCGTCGAGGACGGCGTCAACGCGGTACGCGCTGCGCTGCCGCGCTGCTGGTTCGATCGGGATCGGTGCAGCCGCGGCATCGAGGCGCTCAGGAACTACAGGCGCGAGTGGAACGACAAGCTCAAGGCCTTGAGCCAGCGGCCGCTGCATGACTGGTCGAGTCACGCGGCGGATGCGTTCCGTTACGGGATCTATCAGCACCGGCCGGCCGAGGTTGAGTGGGTGATGGGCGTGCCTCGCCATATCGCTCTGGGCAACCGGCCTACAACCGCAAGGATGGATTAAGCGCGAGTCAAAAGGAGCCTATGGGGCACGACATGAGCGGTATCGAAACCCTTCTCGCATCGGCCTACACGGCCCTGACAACCGCAGGCACGGCCGCCGGAACGGCAGCCGCCGGCACGACGGCAGCCACGGCAGCCGGCGCGGCCGCAGGTGTCGGCTCGGCAGCAGCCGGCGCGGCCGGGGCAGCCAGCGCGGCAGGAGCGGCAGGCGCAGGCGCAGCAGCCGCCGGCGCCGCTGGCGCCGCTGGTGCGGCGGGAGCTGCCGGTGCGGCCAGCGCCGGATTGACGGCCGCCGAGCTGATCGCCGCAGGCTCCAGCCTTGCGGGCGCCGGCGCGCAGCTCCTCACGAAGGCGCCGAGCATCGACATCCCCAAGCCACCCACGCGCGACGAGGCGCGGGCTGCTGCCGATCGCAACACCATGATGGCCAAGCGCCGGGGGCGCGGGGCAACATTGCTGACGTCGCCGCAAGGCGTCGCCTCATCGCCAACGCTCGGCGCGCCGAGCCTGACAGGAACCGGTTGATGTCCCAGAAGATTGACTTCCTCGTGAACTCGTCAACGGTCGGCGCCACCGCATACGCTGAAGTCGTCGGGGGCCGCTACATCATGGCGGCCGACGGCACCTTCGGCGGCACGTCGATTCAGCTCCAGGCGCTGGGGCCGGCGGGCAACGCGATGAACGTCGGCACCGCTTTGACGGCTGCCGGATTCGTCGACGTGTTTGTGCCGGACGGATCTCGCCTGCGCGTGAACATGACGGGCGGCACGCCCACGGGTATTTTCTGTAATCTCGTAAGCTGCCGGGCGTGACGCCGGCCGAGGGTTAGCAATGCTTGGCCTCGAGGACATCATCCGGCAGCACGGCCAGCTTGAGGCCGAGCGGAACAACTTCAACACGCTGTGGCAGGAAGTGGCCGAACGCGTGTTGCCCGATCACGGGTGGTTTCAAAACCAGCAGGTGATGCAGGGCGAGAAGCGCACGCAACGGCAGTACGACAGCACCGCCATGATCGCGGCCGAGCGCCATGCCTCCGCGATCGACAGCCTCATGACGCCGCGTGCCAGCAAGTGGCACCGCATCACGGCCTCGATCACCGATCTGAACGACGACGACGAGGTGCGGGAATACTTCGATCGCGTCGAACAGATCCTGTTCCGCGAACGGTATTCACCCGGCGCGGACTTTGCCGGCCAGGTGCACGATGTCTACCTGTCGGGGGGCGTGTTCGGCAACGCGGCGCTGTTCGTCGAGGACAGGGTAGGCGGTGGCCTGCGCTACCGCTCGGTACCGCTGAATGAGCTATACTTTGCCGTCGATGCCTGGGGGCTGGTGGACACCGTGCACCGGGCGTTCGACATGACGGCGCGCGCGGCTGTGCAGCGCTACGGCGACGCACTGCCTGGGCAGATCGTGGCCGAGGCCGAAAAGAACCCGATGCGGAAATATAAGTTTCTGCATTGCATCCGGCCTAACCCCGACGTGAACCCGCGCAACCCGTGGCGCTTCCTGTCCTACGAGGTGGCGCTTGAGCCGCGCACGATGCTGCGGCAGGGCGGCTATGCCTCATGGCCGATCCCTGTCTACCGCTACCAGATCGCACCGGGCGAGTGGTACGGGCGGGGCTGGGCGTGCCAGGTGCTGCCCGAGATCAAGATGCTGAACGCGGCGCGCAAGGCCATCATCAAGGGCGCCGAGAAGGTGGTAAACCCGCCGCTCCTGCTGCACGATGACGGCGGCATGAGCGTGGGCACGCACGGCAAGGGCCTGACGCCCGACCTCACGCCGGGTGGCCTGAACTATTACGGCATCAGCGAGGACGGCCGTCCGCTCATCCAGCCGCTCGTGACGGGCGCGCGGATCGACATCGGCCTCGAGATGATCCGGGCCATGCAGGGCACGATCAACGACGCCGCCCTCATCAACCTGTTCCAGATCCTGGTCGATGCCCCGCAGATGACGGCCACCGAGGTGCGCGCGCGCATGCAGGAAAAGGGGCAGCTCATCGCCCCGACGGTGGGCCGCGCACAGTCCGAGTTTCTGGGCCGGCTCATCGATCGCGAGATCGACATCCTCGCCCGGCAGAACATGCTCCCGCCCATGCCCGACGCCCTCATCGAGGCGCAAGGCGAGTACCGGATCGAATACGACAGCCCGCTCAATCGCCTGCAGAAGATCGAGGAAGTGCAGGCCGTCGACGTCTGGCTGCAGGGCATCGCGCCCCTCATCAACATCGCCCCCGAGATCGCCGACAACATCGACACCGACGAGCTGGCCCGCCACCGCGCCCGCGTGATGGGCGTGCCTGAGAAGATCCTTGCCAACCGCGACGTTATGGCCGCGCAGCGCCAGGCGCGAGCCCAGCAGCAGGCCGCCCAGCAGGCCGCTGCTGCCGCCCCTGATCTGTCGGCTGCCGTGAAGAACGTGGCCGAGGCCGGGGCCATCTCGCGCGGTGGCTGATGAGCGATCGGCTCGAGCGGATCCGTGAATTTATCAGTGTCAAGCGGCGCGAGGCGAATGCCTGGCGTCGGGCGCTGCTGGATGAGAAGGGCAACCTGCACGGCGATGGCCGCATCCTGCTTCGCAGCCTGATGCGTCAGAGCCAATACATGGACGTCGGGTATGTGCCCGGCGATCACGACAGGACGCTGATCCTGGCCGTCCGGCGCGAGACGGTGAACCGGATCCTGCGCCTGCTGCAGTTCAACGAGAACCAAGTGATGGAGCTGATGCGTGACGATGACTGACACGAATGCCGCCGCCGCCCCTGCCGCACCTGCCGGCCAGCCTGCGGCCCCGACACCGGCCGCGCCGGCTGTGGATACCTCATGGCTGGGCTCGGACGCTAAGCCAGAGATCAGCACCTACGTGCAGTCCAAGGGCTTCAAGGGCCCGGCGGCGCTAGCCGAGGCCTACATCAACGCCGAGCGGGCGTTGTCGTCCCGGCAGTTCGAGGTGCCGAAGGCCGAGGATCAGGCGGGCTGGGCCAAGATCAAGGCAGCCATGGGCGTGCCAGAGGCGGCCGACAAGTACGAGCTGGGCGATGTGGGCAAGGGGCTGAAGCCCGAGGCCGTCAAGGAGTGGGGTGGCGTGTTCCACCAGCTCGGCCTCACGAACGACCAGGCGGCCAAGCTCGTCGGCCACGTGACGGCTCAGGCCGAGGCCCAGCAGGCGCAGGCTCATGAGGCCTATGTGCAGGCGTCCGAGCAGGCGGCCGAGCGCATGAAAGCGGAAATGGGCGAGAAGTGGCCGGCTTTCCATGATCTGGCGATGCGGGGTTTTGCGCATGCGCGCCAGGCATTGAAGCTCACTGACGACAAGATCGACGCGCTTGAGCGGGCGATCGGCACCCGTGAGATGCTGGCGCTGGCGCACCTGATCGGCGAGAGCAAGATCGAGGCGGGCTACGTGGCGTCCGACGGCCAGCACCGGGGCGTCACCAAGGATCAGGCGCGCGCGCAGATGTTGGCGCTGAGGGGTGATCCCGTCAAGGCGAAGGCGCTGCTGTCTCGCGATCACCCGCTGCACCAGGCGGTGTTGTCCGAGTGGACGCAGCTCAGGCGGATCGCCGAGGCATGAGCGAGGACATCGAGCGCATCGCCCAGCGGATCAAATGCCTTGAGATGGCGGCAGGCCTGACGGCCCCCAACTATCACCCGCCCACGATCCTGCAGACGGCCGACAAGCTCTGGGCATGGGCTGCCGAGAAGGCCGAGCCGCTCTCCAAGACGGCGCGCAATGTGGCCAAGGGGGTGGAGCGTTTGCGCGCGAGTCAGGGCGACGAAACATTCTAGCCTGAATGCACGACCTGCCATGGCCGCGCGGACAAGTCCCGTGAGGGAACCCGCCACAGGGGCCGGCAGACAAGCGCTCATTCGAGGGATGGCCCCGCGGCCCTGATCGCGGGCGGTTTCAACCTTTGAAAGAGGCAGACACACAATGTCACTCAACTACAACCCCACCCTGTACTCACAGGACTTCCGGGCCAGCCTCGAGCTGGGCCTGCAGCAGGCCGGCTCCAAGCTCCGGCCGTTCGTCACCACCTCGACGACCAAGGGCGCCAGGCAGAAGGTCGCCATTGAGCGCGAGGAACTTGTCGAGGCGTCGATCGTCACGGGGCAGATCCAGCCCGTTGTTCCGATCAACGCCGCCGTCACGCGCCGCTGGGTGCAGCCCGTGAGCTACGACGTGACGCAGATCGTCGATCACTTCGATGAACTGAGGATGCTCAACGATCCCTCGAGCGCCAAGGTGCAGAACGCGATCAACGCGCTCGGCCGCGAGATGGATGACGAGATCATCACGTCCATGTTCAGCACGGCCGCCACCGGCGAAACCGGCGGCACGAACACGGCGTTCGACACCACCAACTACCAGGTGCCTGTCAACTTCGAGGCGGCGGCCAACACCGGCCTGACTGTCGCGAAGCTCCGTTCGGCCCTGCGCCGCCTGCGCGCAGCCCAGAACGATCTCGACCGTGATCCCGTCTTATGCGTCGTGAACGCCAAGATGATCGACGACCTCATGAAGGAGGCCCAGATCATCGGCCGCGAGTACAACGACACGATGGTTCTGAAGGAAGGCAAGATTGATTCCTATCTCGGGATCAACTTCATCTACTGCGAGCGGCTGCAGACGGCCACGCACTTCCTGTGCCCCGTGTTCGTCAAGTCGGCAATTCATCTCTGCGTGTGGGAGGACATCGTCACCAACGTCACGCAGCGCACGGATCTGCGCGGCATGCCATACCAGACTTACGCTCAGGCAACCTTCGGCGCGACGCGCACGAACGAGGCCAAGATCGTGCAAGTCCTCGTGACGACCTCGTAATCGGAAGGAATTGAACCATGACGACAGCACAGTTCTCAAACGAAGCACAGCGCGTCCGCGATCCGCGTGCGGCAGGCTTTGTCTCGACATCCTATTTTCGCGATCTTGAGGTGATGCCCTTCAATTTCGTGCAAGTAGGCGCGGGCAACGCGGGCTCGACCGCAATGCTGGTTTACCTGCAGCGCGGCCGTTACCGCATCTTCCCGCACATGAGCCGCCTGTTTCACTCGGCTTTTGGCGCCTCACGCGTTCTTGACGTCGGACTGAGTGCGTACACCCAGGAAGACGGCACGACCGTGGCGCTTGCAGACAACCGCTTTGACAATGACATCAACGTCGCGGCCGCATCGACAGCCAACGGCATCGTGCTCGGCTCAAGCCTTGCCGCGGCCGACACTGCCGGCATCGACGTGTCGGTCGGTGGCGTCACCAACCTCGACGGCCTCGGCATCATTGCCACGGTTTCCGGCGGCACGATCCCGGATGCAGCCGTGTTGCGCGGCTACTTCGTGATCTCGCGCATCCCGTAAGTAATCGGCGGGGCGGCTTCGGCTGCCCTGCCAACTTCAACCGAGAGGGAATGACACATGCCCACATTGTTTTCCTGGAGCCGCGGCGCCAACCTGCACGGTGTGGCCGGCCTGCGCGTGGCAGAGGCCACGGGCGGTGGCGCGCCTACGGCAACCGTCGAGCTGAACGTCGCCGACAACACCCGCCGCGAGGATGTCCTCAAGGCGCTGCAGGTGATCCGCGACAAGGTAATGGAATCAAGTAACGTCTGGTAAGGGGCCGGCCCGATGGCCTCGACAGTCACGGTAACGCAGATTGCGAACCTGGCCCTGAGCAAATTGGGGCCGGGTTCTGGCTATTTGACGGATCTGGCCTCTGACAGCACCGTCGCCGGCCAGGCTCTCAACCGCACCTACGAGATGATTCGCGACGAGGTGCAGGAGATGCACCCGTGGAACTTCTGCACCCGGCGCGCGCAGCTCGCGGCCGACATCGCAACCCCGGCCTGGGGCTTCGGCTACCAGTACACGCTGCCGGCCGATTGCCTGCGCTTCCTGTCGATTGAGGCGCGCAAGGTCGATTACCAGCTCGAGGCTGACAAGATCCTGGTAGACGACGAGGGGCCCCTCAACATCCGTTACATTGCCCGCGTGGCCGATACCAGCAAGTACAGCCCGACGTTCGTGGCGGCGCTGGCGGCACGCTGGGCGTTCGAGATCTGCAACGTGGTTGAAAGCCGCGTGACGCCCGATCAGCTCTGGGCCATCTACATGAAGCTCGTAAGCCAGGCCAAGCGGGCAGACGCGCAGGCCAATGCCAGCGAGGAGCTGCCTGACGGCGATTGGCTCAACGCGAGGTATTAGCGGCAATGGTGAAGATCGCCCACGCAGTCACGGCCATGAACGCTGGCGAGCTGACGCCGCTCCTTGACGGGCGCGTTGACAAGGATTTCTATGCCGTCGGGCTGCGGTTCTGCGAGAACATGATCCCCCTGACGCAGGGGCCGGCGGCCATGCGTTCCGGGTTCCAGTACGTGAAGGCGGTGCGTGACGCGACCAAGCGCACCGCCCTGATCCGCTTCCAGTTCGGCCTGACGCAGGCCTATGCAATTGAGGTGGGCGATCAGTATCTTCGGTTCTACCGCAACCAGGCGCTGATCACGACGACGCCCGTCAACATATCGGCCATCACGAGAGCCAACCCCGGCGTTATCACGACATCGGCCGCGCACGGGCTGGTGACGGGCGACAGGGTGATGCTGGCCGGCATCGGCGGCATGATCGAGCTCAACAACCGCGAGGTGCAGGTAACTGTCATCAACGCAACGCAGTTCTCCTGGGGTGAGAACACAAGCACGTTCGGCACGTTTACGTCGGGCGGTTCGGTAGCCAAGATTGTCGAGGTGCCCACGCCTTACACGCAGGCCGACCTGTTCGATGCGAGCGGCACGCTGCAGCTCGGCTATGCGCAATCGGCTGATACGCTTTACCTCGTGCATCCGTCATTCGGGCCGCGCAAGCTCACGCGCACATCAAATACGTCATGGACGCTAAGCGTGGTGGACTTGGCGCTGGGGCCGTTTACGACAAGCAACTTCGATGACACCAAGCGCCTGGTGGTCGAGAGCATAAGCCCGAGCTTCCAGCCGGGCGCAAACATGACAATCCGCGCAAATCATGCCCTGTTTGAGGCCGGGCACGTCGGGAGCCTTATGTTTCTCGAGGAGATCTACTTCGACCAGCGCGACACACGGCCGTGGATTCCGAGTGAAAGCAGTGTTCTCGGCCTGACGGTAAGTTATGAGGGGAACGTCTACCAGCATGTTGAAGCAGTCGGGGCGGCGCAAGGTGGAAGTGTCGCGCCGACGCACACGATCGGCGACGCGTGGGACAACATGCAGGGCGGTGCGGGTAATGCCCGCCACAAATACCGTTATCTTCATTCGCGATGGGCCATTGTCCGAATTACGGCTGTCACCAGCTCGACATTAGTAAATGCCACCGCCGTCACCTACTTGTGCGACGGATTTTCCCCGCTCAGCAAGTCGATCAGCGGCGTTGCCAATGCGTCGGGCCGCATCCGTATAACGGCTGCCGGGCATGGTTTTTCCGACGGCGACTATGTCCGCGTCCAGTCCGTCGGCGGCGTCACGGCAGCGAACGGCGACTGGCGTGTTGTCAACGCCTCGACAAATACATTCGACCTCGACGGTTCGGTATTTGCCGGCACGTGGACAGGTGGCGGCAGCGTGCAGCGTTATTCAACGTGGAAATATGCGCTCGGTGCGTTTTCAGCGGCGCGGGGCTATCCGGCGGCGGTGACGTTCTATCAGGACAGGCTTTGTTTTGCAGGCACTGCAGCCGATCCGGACACGGTGTGGATGAGCGAGGCCAGCAACTACGAGGGCTTTTCGACACGCGACGCCAACCAGATAACGGCAGCCAATGCGATCACCGCAACCCTGTCGTCGGGTGAGGTAAACAAGATCGAAGCCCTGCAGGGCACGCCTGACGGGCTGATCGTGTACACCGCCGACAGTGAGGGGTCGATCCAGCAGGCAACGGGCAACGAGCCTCTCGGGCCCAACAACGTGCGCGCGCTGCCGTTGTCGAACTACGGCTCGGCCGATGTTCGGCCGGTGCGCGCCGGCAACGCCGTGATGTACGTGCAACGCGGCGGGCGCAAGCTGCGCGAGTTCATACGCGACGACACCGGCTATGCGTCCAATGACGTCACGGTGAGGGCCGAGCATCTGTTTACGGGCGCCAGCATCGTGTCGATGGACTGGTGCCAGGAACCCGATGCAATCCTCTGGGCGGCCCGCACGGACGGCACGCTGCTGAGTTTTACCTACCAGAAGGAGCAGAGCGTCTTTGCCTGGTGCCGTCACAAGCTGGGCGGATCGTCGAATGCCGCCGGCACCGCCCCGCCGATCGTCGAGAGCGTGTGCCAGGTGCCGAGCGCCGACGGCTCAAGCAACGATCTCTATGTCGTCGTCAACCGCTGGATCAATGGTGCGACGCGCCGCTATGTTGAGATTCTGCGCCCGCGCTGGGTGCGCGGTTCGACGATTGCCTCGGGCTATTTCCTCGACGGCGGCCTTACCTATTCCGGCAGCCCGGCCACGACGATCTCGGGGCTCACCTGGCTGATCGGCCAGACGGTGACGATCCTCGCCGACGGCAAGGTGCACCCCACGCGGACGGTGTCGGCGTCGGGTTCCATTACGCTCGACTATGCGGCTTCGACGGTGCATGTCGGCCTGCCCTATGCCGGGCGCCTGCAGCTCATGCGGCCCGAGCTGGCGCAGCCCAACGGCTCGGCGCAAGGCAAGGTGAAGCAAGTCAAGAAGGTGACGGCGCGCCTTCTCAACACCAATAACCTGAAGTTCGGGCCGGATTTCGCGACGATGTCACGCGTCAATTTCCGGCGCACGACGGATCCGATCGACCAGCCCGTGCCGCTTCTGGACGGCGACAAGACATTCGACTTTAACGCACCCTCGGCCGACACGGACGCCTATGTGTGCCTCGAGCAAGAGCTGCCCTATCCCTTCTGCGTCGTCGGCGTCTGGCCGACGGTGGAGGTGATGTGATGCAGCTCCTCGAGTTCACGCCGGCGCATCTGGCGACGATCCGGCTCCAAAGCGCGCAGGCGCATGAGGGCGTGAGCCAGGAAGGGGCAGAGCTTGCGATCGGGCTCGGGCCTGCGTGGAGCCTCATGCGGGGCGAGGATGTGCTGGCCTGCGGTGGCTATTTTGCAATCAAGCCGCACCTGGCGCTGGGCTGGATGTACATTGCGGGCGACATCGGGCCCCGGCATTTCATCCGTGTGGTGCGGGCGATCCTCGAGAAGCTGAAGGGCTGCCCTTACGAGCGCGTCGACTTCATGGTGCAGGAGGGGTTTGCCCAGGGGCACCGGATGACGCGCCTGATCGGTGCGACATGGACGGGGGCCATCAAGGTCGATGGGCGTGACGGTGCGACGCGCACATATGCAATCTACTCGAGAGGATCCGGCCATGGCTGGAATTGAGGAACTCATCAAGGCCTCGCAAGCCCTGAGCGGCGCCGGCAAGGCGCTCGAGGGTTACGGCGAGATGCAGGCCGGCAAGTACAACGCCAAGGTTCTGAACGCGCAGGCGAACCAGGTGGCGATGAATGCCGCGATGGAGGAGGGCCGGCTCAGGCGACAGCAGGCGCAGGAGCTGGCCGCGCAGGTGGCCGAGGTGGGCAGCCGCGGCATTGCGCCGTCGGGCTCGATCGTCGATGTGATCCGCCAGAACGCCGAGAATGCCGAAATGGACGCCCTGACGCTGCGCTACCGGGGCGAGATCGAGCGGGCCGGGCTGAAGGCACAGGCCAAGATGGCGGCCTATGAGGGCAAGCAGAAGATGCTTGCGGGCTTGTCCGGGGCGGGATCGAAGATGCTGACGAGCTGGGGCGAGGACGCCCGCCGGCAGCGCGCGGCCAGCAAGTCCACGGCGGGAATGTACTGATGGGCAACATTCCGATCACGACGCAGCAGGTCGGCCCCGGCCTCGGGACGACGAACCTGCCGACGCAGCGCACGGGCGGCATGGCCGGCCGCACGCTGGATGCCGCCGCCACGGAGGCCGAGGCCTACCTCACGAAGATTGCCGAGCAGGATGCGGCCGTCGAAGGCCTCAACCGCATGGCGGATTTCAAGGCCGCGCAATCCAAGCGCTTGGGCGAGCTGCAGACAAGCGTCAAGACGCCCGACGGCTTCACGCCCGTGGCGCTGCAGGATTTCGACAAGGCGTCGAGCGAGTTCCTCAAGGGCATTGAGAACCCGCGCGCAGCCGAGTTCGTGCGCTCAAGGCTTCCCGACATACGCGCCTCGGTGGCGGGTTCGGCCGTCCAGTGGGAGAGCTCGGCACGCCAGGCGTTGCGCACGTCCAATTTTGCGCAGTCCGTCAACAAGCTCTCGAGCATGGTGCAGATGGATCTGTCCGCCCATGACGGGGCAAAAGCTGACATCATGGCTTCGCTCGATGCCGGCGGCTTTGATCCCGTCGAGGCTGACAAGCTCAGGACGACGGCACTGGGCGCCCTTGCTCGGTCGGCCGTCTTTGGCGAGCTGGAGCGCAACCCGCAGGCCATGCTCGAGCGGCTGAACAAAGGCGACTTCGGCGACCTTGATGCCGACGTGCGGCTGCAAGCCGTCAATGCGGCACAGAACGAGATCAAGCGCCGCGAGGCGCAGGCCAAGGCCGACATGCAGCTCATGCGCCAGGAGGCCATGGTATCGGTGACGGAGTGGGCGCGGGATGATCTGCGCAGCCTGAGCGAGACGGGCCGGGGCGTCGAGCCGCCGGCGGGCGTGGATATGGCGGCGGTACTGAAGCCCGACGAGCTGGAGAAGCACAGGCGCCGGCAGGAGCAGGCTGTCGAGTTGTTCAGGGCCACGGCCGACTTGCCGACACTGCAGCCGCAAGACATGCTCGCCCGCATCGAAGCGGCCAAACCGACGCCCGGACAGGCGGGCTATGACGACCAGGCCAATGTCTACAACGAGATGCGGAAAAGAGCCGACGACATCCTGGCCGCGCGGGCATCTGATCCGGGAGCCTATGCGCGCCAGACATTTCCGGCGGTGCAGCAGGCCTGGCAAAAGTTCGAAAGCACGCAGGCGCCGGCGGATTTGCAGGCGGCCGTCCGGGCCAACTTCAACGCTCAGGCGTCGGCCGGCATTGCGGCTGCGGCACGCAAGCCCTTGCCGGTGTCGCTCGCGAAGAGCTACGCGCAGACAATCACGGGCGCCAACCCCGAGCAGGCCTACAACACGATGAAGGGGCTGGCCTCTGATTTCGGGCCGCTGTGGCCTTCGGTGCTGTCGCAGATGTCCAAGGATCTGCCGGCGGCCTACAAGGTGGCAGCGACGATCGACGATCCCGTCAATGCGTCGATCCTGATCCAGTCAAGCCGCCAAACGATTGAAAGCCTGAAGCGCGCGGCGGGGGACAATGCAAAGACAATCCGCACCGACGTCGAGGCGAACAGCGACATCAAGGCGCTCGGGCAGGCGTTCGGGCTGGGCGGCGCGAGGCTGACGGCCGAGATCATCAATGCGGCCGAGACGCTGGCCCTGGGGCGCGCCGTGACGCTGGGCGATAGTGATCCCGTCGGCTCGGCCGTCAAGGCCATCGTCAATGATCGGTATGAGTTCGGCCACATCAACAGCCGGCCTTTTGCTGTGCCGGGGCAGAAGTATCGCGGGCGCGTCGGCGACATTGAAAGCGGCGCCAGCATCGCCATCACCAACCTCGACCCGGCGAGGCTGACGCTGCCGGCCATCGACCGCACCGTCGATCCGAAGGTGCAGGCCAACAGCTATCATTCGGCCATCAAGCGCAACGGCTATTGGACGAACTACGAGGGCGGCGGGGGCATCCAGCTCATGAGCGAGCGCAATGTGCCCGTCATGGTGGACGGCAAGCCGGTGCGCCTGACGTGGGATGATCTTCTCAAGATAAACCGTGAGAGCCCGCGGCCTGTCAGCAACAGTTATTTGGCCGGCAAGGCCGGGGTGCCGGCAAATGCGGCGCCGCGCAAGACGACGCCGCCGGCAGAGGCTCCGCGTCCTGCAGCGCCGCCAGCCCCTGCGGCAGCGCGGGCGCCGGCGATTACGCAAATCACGCCAATGGCAATAGGCCCCGATGGCGAGATGGAGCCGGTGCGGGAGGCTGACTTGATAGCGGCGGCACGGCGTGCCGAGGCTGAGCAGGCAGTTCCCAAGCCTGTCAGCGAGGCCGAAAGAAAACGGATCAGCGACGAGCTGGTGCGCTTGGGCCGCGAGCGCCGGCCGCAGCCAGGCAGAAAACCAGATGGCAAATAACCCCGAGACGCCCAACCTCTTCCAGCTTGTCGGGCCGCCGATCGTCGAGGATCTGGGGACGATCTACGACTACGAGGCGTCGACCGGCGAGGCGTTTGCCAGCGGCCTCGAGCGGGCACTAGACACGAACCCTCTCAACAGCATCGTGCGCAGCTATTCGTTCCTCGACGAGGATATGAAGGGCATCATCGGCGCGACGGACTGGGTGGATGCCACGACCGCGCGCAAGGAGGTGGCCGAGACGGGCCTCGACATCGAGGTTCAGGATGGCGGGATTTCGCGCTACGAGCTGAATACCATCAAGTACCTGAAGCGTCGGGAGGCGCAGCAGAACCAGGCCATTGAGCGCTCAAGGGGCCTTGTGGCCGGCGCGGCTTCACTGGCCGGCGGGCTTGTCGGATCCTTTGCCGATCCCATCAACATCGCCTCGGCATTCATTCCCGTGGTGGGCGAGGCACGTTATGCGGCCTGGCTGAAGCAGGCGGCATCCCCGTGGGGGCGGGCAGGTGTTCGCGCCGGCGTCGGGGCGCTCGAGGGTGCTGTCGGTGCGGCCGTGCTTGAGCCGCTGATTTACGTGGGCGCAACCGACGCGCAGCTCGACTACACCGCGGCCGATTCATTCATCAACATTGTGTTCGGCAGCATCATGGGGGGCGGGCTGCACTCGATCGGCGGCGCGGCGCTCGACTTGGCCTACCCGTCGCGCCTGCGCGATTATGCCGGCGTTGCGCCGGATCCCGTGAAGATGGACGCCCTCGAGCGCTCGGTAAGGGCTCTCGAGGAAGACAGGGCGGTAAATGCCGACACGGCGTTTTTTGCAGAAGCGCAGCGGCGGAACGGCGTTACGGATGCGGAGTTCATGCGTCGCGCGCCTGATTTTGACGACGAGGCCATGCGATCGGCGCGCGAGACGGTTGTCCTGGCGCGTGCTGGCGAGGACGAGCGCACGACCGTGCCGAATCTGCTGGCTTACATCAAGCGCATGGGTGGCATCAGAGTTCGGGGCGCCGACAACAACCTGACGCGCGAGGGCGCCGAAATCATGGCGGTGCTCAAGGACATCAAGTATCCGGGGCTCATCAACAACAAGTCGGGCAAGTGGCCGGACACGCTGCGCGAAAGCCTGACAGAGGACGGCTGGTTCAAGTCGAAGGATGCCGGCGAGACGGATTTGACGGAGCTTTATGACGTGATCGATCGGGCGGCGCGCGGCGAGCGCGTCATGCCCTATGGCGAGGCCGCGCCGCAGCGTCTCAAGGGGCGCTCCCAGGAGGAGCTGGATCTTGCCGGTGTGACAGACAAGGACACCGTGGCAGCCGCTGCGATGAAGGTGGCAGAGTACCGGGCGAATGAGCAGCGCAACCGCTTTGACGATCCCGACTTTGAGCCGGATGAGATTGTGTGGCGGGAGCCAGGCGAAGAGGATCCGTTGGCCCAGCCTGTCACCGACGAGATGCTGGCGCGATACGAGCGCGTCGAGGGGGTCGACAACTGGGAGTTGGAGCAGGCCGAGTTCAGCCGGATGGCCGATGCGGCGCTGAGCCGGGGCGAGGCCGACCTGGCGCAGGTGGCCGACGACGTCGGGTTCATCGACGCACAGATCGACGGCCTCAAGGCGCGCGGCATGTGGGATGCGAGCGACGAGGCCGCATTGAGGCCGGGCGATCTGAAGGCGCGGGATCTTGAGGGCAAGGCGGCCATGTACCGGGCCGCGGCCGTCTGCATGATGGAGTGAGGCAATGGGACGGCGAGAGTGTGTGCGGGGTGTGTTGCAGGATGAGGGCGCCCGCAGCGATGACGAGATTGACGAGGTGCTGGCTGATCTGGAGGCCAAGCGTCGCCGACGGCAAAGGCAGGGCCGTGGCACCGACGAGGCGCGCGCGACGCAGAAGGATGCCGACGCGGTGGCCGAGGATCTCGAGCTGGCGGCCAAGATCGAGCGCCGCAATGCCAAGCTCAATCAGGTGGTTTATCGCCAGCTCATGGACGACATCGCGCAATTCGGCGACGACGCGGCTGGCATCGAGGCGATGCTGGCCGGCAGCAACAAGCGCGTTCAGGGCGGGCGGCTGTCGGTCGATGCCCTGACGCGCAGCTACGAAAGCAAGTATTTCGGGGGGCTGGTGCACGATTTGCGCAAGGCCAACCTGCTGCAATATGTGCAAGCGCGGTTCATGGGGTTTGGCAAGGGCCTGCTCGACGACAAGATTGCAAAGGAGCTTTGGGAGCTGCGCGAGGGCGGCACGCCGGGATCGAGCGGCTCGAAGGAAGCGCGCGAGATTGCCGGCATCATCAACAAATACCAGGAGCTTGCGCGGCAGGATCAGAACGCGCACGGGGCATTCATCCGGCGGATCGATGGCTACATCGTGAGCCAGAGCCACGATATGTTCAGGATCGGCCGCGCCGGAAAAGAGAAATGGATTGAGGACGTCAAGCCCCTGCTGTCCGCGCGGATGTTCGGCGACGTGCAACTGACGGGCGACGAGGCGCTCGACACGCGCTCGATCGATGAGTTCCTGGGCTTTATTTACGACGAGCTGCGGACGGGCAATTTCCTGAAGGCTGACAACGAGGCGCCGCTCATTGGGTTCAAGGGCCCGGCCAATCTCGCCAAGAGGGCGAGCGCGGCGCGCGTGCTGCACTTCAAGGACTCAGATGCTTTTGTCAAATACAATGACGCCTACGGCACCGGGAGCCTGATGGAAGCGGTCGCCTCGGGCCTCAGGCGGGCGGCCAACACGACGGCCCTGCTCGAGCGGCTGGGTACCAATCCGGGCGCCATGTTCGAACGGGTGCTTACGGATCTGCGGGAGCGCTCGCGCACCGCGCCGGATCGGGTTCGCACGCGGCTGATGTCGAGTTTCCCCGAGCGTCTGATGTCGGTTGTCGACGGGAGCGTTGACATCCCGTCGGACGTCAAATGGGCGCAACGCACGGCAGCGGCACGGGCCCTGCAGGTGCAGTCAAGCCTCGGCGGCGCTGTGCTGGCGTCTTTTCCTGATATTGCGACGGCGGCCAGCGAGCTGCAGTTCCAGGGGCGCAATTTCCTCGGCGCGCTCGGCGAGCAGCTCGCGGGCATGCTGGCACAGGTTGGCGGGGGCGGGGCACGACGCGAGGCGGCTGAGCTGGTGGGCGTTGGTGTCGATGCAATTCTGCGCGACGTGGCCAGCCGGGTGACGGTGGCCGACAACGCCGGCAGCACGATCAACAAGCTGAACACGGCGTTTTTCAAGCTCAACCTGCTGAGCCAGTGGACGACGGCCGGCGAGCGGGCGGTGTCCGAGATCATGTCGGCGACGCTGGGCCGGCTCAGGGGCGAGGGGTTCGTGCGCCTGCCGCCGCGGTTGCGCCAGGTGCTCGAGCTGTACAACGTGACGGCCAGCGACTGGGATCTCATCCGGTTCAACGCGATGGAAGAGTTCGAGGGGCGCATCTACGTCAACCCCGAGAAGCTGCGCGAGGGCGGCATCGACGAGCGCCAGGCGCGCACGGTCGAGGCGAAGATTCGCGCCTACTTCGCCGATCGCTCGGCGGTGGCCGTCCTTCAGGGCGGAAGCCGCGAAAAGCTCTACGTGACGCAAGCCGCGCAGGCTGGCACGGCTCTGGGTGAGTCGATCCGGTTCGTCATGCAGTTCAAGTCCTACGGGATTTCGTTCGTGCAGAAGGTGATCGGGCGCTACACGCAAGAGGATCGGTTCTGGTCGATCCCGGGGAGCGTGTTCAAGATGCCGGCCTCGGAGGCTTCGCAGATGGCGCAGCTCATGGTTACGCTGACGGGGCTTGGCTATCTGTCGATGGCGGCCAAGGACATCGCCAAGGGCCGCGAGCCGCGCGATCCGGCGCGGTTGGACACGATGCAGGCGGCCATGCTGCAGGGTGGCGGCTTTGGCATTTATGCCGACTTCCTGCTGGCCCGCACCAACAGGTTTGGGGGCGGCTTTCTCGACACGGCCATGGGCCCGCTCTTTGGCGACGTGTCGTCTGCGGGTGATTTGTTCAACAAGTCCCGCGATTACGTAACAGGCCAGTCCGACGATGCGCCCGACGTGGAGGCGTTCAACTTCGTGAAGGGGAACACCCCGTTCATCAACCTGTTCTACACGCGGGCTGCGGTGGACTATCTGATTTTGTATCACATCCAGGAGGCTCTCAACCCCGGCTCGCTCCGACGCATGGAGGAGCGGCTCAAGCGCGAGCAGGGGCAGGAGTTCATCCTGCCGCCGTCCGAGGTGGTGAATTAAGCGCGAGTCACGGTTGCGGTAGCCCCAAGCCGGTATAACGCCGGGGCCCCCACCGTGACTGTTGCGTCAACGACGAATCGCGAAAGCTATACCGGCAACGGCACGACCACGGCCTTTCCGTTCCCCAACCCCTACCGGGCCAGCTCCGACCTGATCGTCACCCTGCGCACGATCGCCACGGGGGCGGAAAGCCTGCAGGTCGAGGGCGTCAACTACACCGTGTCGGGCACGCCAACGAGCGACGCCGGCGGCTTTGCCTCGGGCACCGTCACCTTTACCGTGGCCCCGACGGCAGCCCAGCAGGTGCACATCGACAGGGTCGTCACGCGCACGCAGGCGACGGACTACGTGGCCGGCGACGGCATCCCGCCGTCTTCGATCGAGGGCTCGCTCGACAAGCTCACGCAGATTGTCCAGGAGCTCGACAGCCGGTTCGAGCGCACGTTCCTGCAGCCGCGCACGGCGGCAAACCGGAACCTCACCCTGCCCGAGCCCAGGGCGGCAGACGCCCAGAAGGTGCTCAGCGTCAATGCCGGCGGTACGGGATACCAGCTCATCGCGCCGGGCGGCGTGTCGGATGGCGACAAAGGCGACATTACAGTCAGCGGCGGCGGCGGCACGTGGACAATCGACGCCGGCGCGGTGACATCGACAGCCTTGGCCGACAATGCCGTAACTACAAGCAAGATTGACGGCCTCGCGGTAACAACGGCGAAGATCGCGCATCAGGCGGTGACGCTTGGCAAGCTGGCTCACGTAGCCACGAACACGCTGCTCGGGCGTTCAACCGCCGGAACGGGTGACGTTGAAACAATTGCGTGCACGGCGGCCGGCCGCAACCTTATTGACGACGCGGACACGACGGCCCAGCGGGCGACCCTTGGCCTTGCCATCGGCACCGACGTGCAAGCCTATGACGCTGATCTGGCCGCGATTGCGGCACTGTCCACGAATGGCATGATTGCCCGGACAGGCGCAGGCACGGCGGCGGTGCGGACGCTGACGGCTGGCAGCAATATCAGCATCACAAACGGCGACGGGGCGGCAGGCAACCCGACGATTGCGGCCACCGGCCTTCAAACAGCCGATGCCACCCTGACGGCTCTGGCGGCTTACAACACGAACGGTCTGCTGACACAGACGGCTGCGGACACCTTTGCCGGGCGCACCATCACGGGCGGCACGGCGATCGGCGTCACAAATGGCGACGGTGTCGCGGGGAACCCGTCCATCGCCGTCAATGACGCTGAATTGCTGGCCCTTGCCGGGCTGACAAGCGCCGCCGACAGGCTACCCTATTTCACGGGCTCCGGCACGGCGGCACTGGCGACGTTCACGGCGGCAGGTCGCGCGCTCATTGATGACGCTAGTACAAACGCGCAGCAAGCAACGCTGGGCATGTTTGACTGCGTCAAGCCGTTTTCCAATCAGATCGACGTTGAAAACACAACGATTGACAGTAGCATCGACCACATTCGCACGGCTGGCTATTATCAGGCGGGGGATGGTGGTGGGGCGCTGTACAAGAAATCAAGCGGAACGCCTCCCGGCTACATTACCAGCAACGCCGGGGCGACGATCTGGGAACTTGTCGGCATTGACGTGAATGTGAATCAATTCGGGGCCTATGCCGACGGCACGAATGCGGCAACAACAACGGCAGCTATTCAAGCCGCCATAAACCACGTTATTGCAAGAACAGCCGGAACGGGCGGAGTTGTCCGCTTCCTTGCTGGCAACTACCTCATCAATGCTGAGATCAGTATTGCCACGTCGGCTGGAACGCCAAGCATTTCGAATCTGAAGATCGTCGGCGCAGGTGCAACTGGAACGACAATTCAGCAGGGCACGGGGACGGCGACAGCGCACGCGTTTCATTTCAATGGCGCTCACGCAATAGACAGCATTCAGTATTGCAGTGTGTCTGATTTGCGCATTGTCGCCACGGTTACCAAGACAGCCGGTTACGGCGTGCGGAATTATCGCTGTTATGGCAACGCAGTTGAGCGCGTTCACATGGCAGAAGTGTTCGGCGGCGTTGAACTCAATTTATGCTCATGGAGCCGCATTCGCTACAATCGAATGGTCGATCTGGTAGCGAATGGTTATGGGCTGCTTTGGGAAGGCGGCGTCGGGATTTTCAATGAATACAACATCATCGACGCCTCATCCACGACCGGCGGAACCGCTACGCAGGCAACCAGCAAGTCAACTGCCGTTACCATAAACGCCACTCGTGGCCGCATCACAATGAACAGCGCCGCCTTGGCGGCTGGCGCGTCTGTCACGTTTACGTTGAACAATAGCAGCATCGCTTCAACGGACGGGCTTTATGTTGCGTATGTCTCTGGTGGCACCGCGTCGGCCTATTCCTTCACGTCAACCAGTGCGTCCGGTTCTGCTCAGATCACCGTGAAGAATGTCTCGGGTGGAAGCTTGAGCGAGGCTATCGTTGTCGGGTTCTTCATTCCCGCCAAAGCAGGCATGCTCTACCGTGACACGGGGACATCTGGGGCCGTCCCGTACACGCAAGGCGGCGTCACTCGCGGCAATCAGGTTCTTCGCTGTCAGTACGGGTTACAGCTTGTTTCCAGTGGCTCAGGCGCGGTTCAGGAGTGGCAATTCTTCGATCAAAACGCCTGGGACACTTGCACGATTGACTGCTGCAACATTGAAACGACCACCAACGGCGAATTGCGGGGCATATTTTTTGTCGGCGAATGGTTTGGGACAGCCAGCCGCTTCGGCTGCTACGCGGTGGCGACCAGCGGCAACGTGCGAAATTTGCAGTTCACTGCACCGATAGTGAAGAACAACGGCCAGCACGGTGTCATTTTCACCAACTGCGCAGACGTTCTGATTTCAAACCCGCTGGTGACAGGAAACAGTTCGTCGTCATCCGGCACCTACCACGGCATAGTGTTCTCTGGAAACAGCGCGCGCATCAATGTCGTCGGCGGCTTGTCCAGGCAAAGCGGGCAATTTGCGAACTCCCAAGGGTACGGCATAGTCGTTGGGGCCAGCGTTACCGAATACCGTATTCTAAATACGGATTGCAGCCTAAACGTCACTGGCACGATACTGGCTGACGCTGGCGCTTCGCGTGGCTCTATCCCGATACACGGCAATATCAACCAGCTCGGCACGCAGACTTGGAACGGCAACGCCACGATCAACGGCACGTTGACGGTGTCAGGTAGCAGCGTATCACCCGTCACCATCACGTCAACGGACGCCGGGGCCGGATCTGGGCCTTTTGTGATTTTGGATCGCGCAAGCGCCAGCCCGGCTGCGAACGATGTTCTCGGCGCGTTTCAGTTTTATGGTCGAAATTCGTCGGCAGTTTCGACAGCTTACGGCCTGATCGATACGGTTGTTGTAGACGCAACGGCCGGCAGCGAAGACGCACGTTTTCGCCTTATCGGAAAGGTTGCTGGCGTTGACATTGCCCTGGCGTCATTCCAAAGCAATCAGACTGAAATTACCTTTGGAGCTGGTGGCACCGACCAATGGACGCTGGCGCTGAAGCCTTTTGGGGCGGCGCAGGGCGAGAAGTCGGACGTTTGCTTTTTCGGAACCTTTACCGGCACGGGCGACAACGGTATTCGGCGGGCTGCGGACATCACGGGCGGCTTCGACGGCGGCGCTTGGGGCGCGGAAGTTCTGCAATTCCGCGTTGGCACCGGCGCATCAAACGACGCGAGGGCTCTGCCAACCGAACGCATGCGAATTGACGGTAATGGCAACGTCCTTGTGACATCCATCGGGGGACTTGGCTACGGCACTGGCTCGGGCGGCACTGTCACGCAAGCGACCAGCCGCACGACAGGCGTCACCCTGAACAAGACGAATGGTTCGATCACGCTTGTCAGCGCGGCTGGCACGGCAACCTGGCAGTCGTTCACTGTGACGAACAGCACTGTCGCTGTCAGCGATACCGTCATCCTTTCGCAGCGCAGCGGCACCGATCTTTACATGCTGGAAGTCACAGCGGTTGCCGCTGGCAGCTTCCGGATATCGTTCGCCACCACAGGCGGCACCACGACAGAGCAGCCCGTGTTCAACTTTGCCGTCATCAAGGCCGTAACAGCATGATGAAACACACCCAAGTGCGCATCCTGTCCGACGACTGGTCGACCTTCAACAAGATCGCCACCGTCATCGACCTGAACCCCGTCCCCGGCTCGTCACAAGTCTGGCTGGACGTTGACGGCGTCAAGGTGGTCGTAGCGTTCCATGAAGTGGAACCCGTCTGATGGATCAAGCCGATCTCCTCAATGCGATCTCCGAGCAGCGCAATGTCGCGTTGAACCAGGCGGCCATTGCCACGGCGCAGCTCGCGGCAGCCGAGCGCCGCATCAAGCTGCTCGAGGACAAAGTCAACACATTAAAGCGACTGGTGCCGCCTGAGGCGGCCGAGCCGGAGGCATGACATGACGGTCGCGACGACGCAGAACCGGATCAGCTACACGGGCAACGCGATCACAACCGCGTTTACTTTCCCGTACCCCTTCCGCTCGTCGAGCGATCTGATCGTCATCCTGCGCACGATCGCGACAGGCGCCGAAAGCGTGCAGGCGACGCCGGCGAATTACGCCATCACGGCCATCACCGACGACGGCACCGGCGGCTTTTCGAGCGCGACAATCACGTTCGTCACCCCGCCGCCGGCGACGCAGCAGATCCACATCATCCGCAACACGCCCGCCCTGCAGACGGCCGACTACACGTCGGGCTCGACGATCGTGCCGGCAACGCTCGAAGGCGGGCTCGACACGCTGGCGATCGGTACGCAGTACACGGCCGACGCGCTCGATCGGGTGCTGCGCGCCCGGCGCACCGATGCGGTTGTCAACGACCTGCCAAGCTCAATCACACGTGCGAACAAGGTGCTGGCGTTCGACTCGAGCGGCCAGCCCACGGTGTCAACGTCGACGCTGGCCCAGCTCGAGGGCGCAAGCCTGAGCCCTGGCAGTGTCAACAATACGCTGATGGCGTCGATGGCGCAGGCGACGATCAAGGGGCGCGAGAACGGGGCAGGCACCGGGGCGCCGTCCGATCTCAACGGGGCGCAAGTCAATGTGATCCTGCCGGGCTTCACCGGGGCAACTGCCGGCTCGGCTGGCGTCAAGGGTTTGGTGCCGCAGCCGGCTGCCGGCGACGAGGGCAAGTATTTGCGCGGCGATGGGTTCTGGGCGACGGTTGCCGGCGGCGGTGGCGGCGCGCCGACAGATGCAGACTACCTGGTGCGCACGGCGAACGGATCGCTCAGCGCCGAGCGGGTGGTGACGGACACGGCGACGATCGCGTTCGACTGGGCGACGGCGGGGCAGGCGCGCGCGAACATCGTCACCAACAGCGTGGGCAACACGCAGCTCAGGCAGGGCGGGGCCCTGTCGCTGATCGGCCGCTCGGCCAACAGCGCGGGCAACGTGGCCGACATTGCCGCAACAGCGGCAAGCGGGGCGGTGCTTCGTGAGAGCGGATCGACGATCGGCTTTGGCACCATTGCCACGGCCGGCATCGCCGACAGCGCCGTCACCTACGCGAAGTTTCAGAACGTATCGGCCACCGACAGGCTGCTCGGCCGCTCGACGGCCGGTGCCGGTGTTGTCGAGGAAGTTACTTGCACGGCTTTCGGCCGCTCGCTCATCGACGACGTCGATGCCGGGACGGCGCGCACGACGCTGGGCCTCGCAATCGGCACGAACGTGCAGGCCTTTGCCAGCCAGCTCTCGGATCTTGCCGGCACGACGCGCACCAAGGGCAACATCATCGCCGCGAACGGCACCGCCTGGACGACGGTTGGCGTCGGCACCGACGGGCAGTTCCTGCAGGCTGACAGTGCGTCGGGCGCCGGCGTGCGCTGGGCGGCGGCCACGGGCGGCGGGGCCCCGACGACGGTTGACTATCTTGTACGTACCGCCGACGCAGGCCTGTCGGCTGAGCGTGTCGTCACCGACAGCGCAACCGTGAGCTGGGACTGGGCGACGGGCGGCGTCGTCACGGCCAACATTGTCGCGAACGGGATCGGCAACACGCAACTGCGCCAGGGCGGCGCGCTCAGCGTCGTGGGCCGCTCGGCCAACTCGACAGGCAACCTCGGCGACATTGCAGCAACGGCAGCCAGTGGCGCCGTGCTTCGCGAAAGCGGCTCGACAATCGGCTTCGGCACGATCGCGACTGCCGGCATCGCGGACGGCGCTGTCACCCTGGCCAAGATGGCGAATATCAATCAATACCAGATCCTTGCCCGCTCGACGGCTTTGGCCGGCGCGCCCGAAGCGCTCACCTCGAGCGCCAACATATTCACGTTCCTGGGATCAGCCACCAATGCGGCGGCACGCACCAACCTCGGCGTTGCGATTGGCACCGACGTGCAGGCCTACAGCGCCAGGCTTACGGATGCGGCTGCGATTACGCCGGCAAAGGGTACGATCCTCGTCGGCACGGCGACGGCCACATGGGCCTCGCTGACGGTTGGCACGGACGGACAGGTTCTGACGGCAAGCTCGGCGGCGCCAAACGGGCTTGCGTGGGGCGCGGGCGGCGGTGGGGGCGGGGGCGCCCCTGCCGCATCCCGTTACATCCTCGTCGGTGGCACGGCCGATGCGGATCTCACCAACGAGCGGTATCTCACGGCCGGCAGCGGCATCACGCTCACCGATGCGGGCGCGGGCGGCAACATCACGGCGGCGATCGACATCACCGGCTTAACGGCCAACACGACGCACACCGGCAGCCAGGTGCTGCTGCTGCACGACGGCACCGCCAACAGGCGCCTGTCAACTGAGAACCTGTTCGGTGGCGGTGTCGCTTTGAACGCTGCCCCGGCCACCGATGATCGGCTGCCGCTGTGGGACACCTCGGCGGCAACGGGCAGCAAAGCAACATACGTAACGACAGAGCAGCTCCTGCGCGGAGTTGCGAACCTGACGCAAGACACGGCCCCGGACGCGAACGCGGATTCGATCCTGACGTTCGATAACTCGACGACATCGGCGCGCCGCGTACTCATGCGCGACGTGCGGCCCCTTGAGTTCATCACGCTGGCCATCAGCCCTGAACTGAGTTTTATTGTTCTCAGCACAACGCTCGCGTCGAAAGCCTCGATTCATTTGCCCTATGCCTTCACGGTTACGCAAATTCAAAGCACCCTTGGGCGCAACGCCTCCGGCGTAACGCTGACAATGGACGTGCGGTTCGGCTGCGCGGCTGCAACCAGCAACGGCGGCGGCGTCACGGGGGGCACATCATTGGTGACAAGCGGATTCACGACGGCAAACAACACGATCCTGCAGACGGCAACGCCGAGCGACACCTCGCTCGTCATCGCCAGCGGCTCGCTGCTCGGCGTGTTCTGTTCGGCGACAGCTTCGACAACAACGGCGACAGGCGCCACCGCCTGGAAATGCACGTTGGTTGGGTATCGCGCGTCATGAGCATCATCATCCAGTACATCCCGGCGCGCGTCTTTTATGCCGCTGGCTTCTCCGGCAGCGTCACGGTTCCGGATGACGTCTCGCGCCTGGCCGCGTGGGTGCAAGGGGCGGGCGGTGCGGGCGCCGAGTTCTACGACGCGCTGACGATGCAAACCTGGGATTACGGCGGGGGCGGGGGCGGCTTTGTCTACATCGATCGCGCCGTATTGCCGAGCGAATGGGGCACCTCAATAACCGTCACCGTGGGCGCGGCTGTCGTTAATGCAAACGGGCAAAGCTCGACGGTATCGGGAACGCTCGACGGCGCGAGCTTTACGCTGACGGGTGGCGGTGGTGGCAAGAGCCTGCCGGCGACGGGCGGCACGGCATCGGGGGGCGATGTCAACATCAACGGCGGCAACGGCATTGCAGCCATCCCGAGCGACAGCCAGCAGGGATCGGCCGGCGCGCCGGGCGGGCAAGGGCAGGACGGCGCTGAGGGCGGGGTGGACGGCACTGGCGGGTTAGGTGTCGCGGCCGCATTCGACGGCTATGTTGTCCTGATGTGGGGTTGATTGAGATGGATCCGCTGTGGCTCAGTTTTGCACGCGAAGAGATCGGAACCCGGGAATTTGCCGGGACGCCCGACAACCCGCGGATCATCAAATACTGGAACGATGCCGGCCTGTCGGCGGTGGCGGACGGACAGGATGAGGTGCCGTGGTGTGCGGCGTTCGTGGGCGCCATGCTCGCGCGCGGCCGGCAGTCGGGCTCGGGCGCAGCTAATGCCCGCAGCTACATGGGCTGGGGGCGCAAGCTGGTTACACCCTGCCTTGGCGCTGTGGTCGTGCTGGCACGCCCGCCGCATGCCTGGCAGGGGCACGTAGGCTTTTACCTCGGCACGGATCTGGGCCGGGGCCGGGTGCGTATCATTGGCGGCAACCAGGCGGACGCGGTGTCGATTGCTGATTTTCCGATCGAGCGCGTGCTGGGCTATCGCTGGCCGGCCGGCTCTCCGATCCTGCCCGAGTGGGTGGGCCCCTTGCCGGCGAGCGGGCTGGCGTCACTGAGCAACCGCGAGGACTGACATGAGCCTGATGGAAGCGATCTTCGGGCCGGCCCCGGTGTATGACATCGATAACGACAAGATGGCCCACCCGGACGAGGCCGAACACAAGAACCTCGGGCTGCACGTGCGGATGTGCGCCAGGAGGTACGCGACGGTAATGGTGGCCGTGACGGCAACGCGAGCATCTCTGCACTCCACGCAGCGGCTGCTTGTCGTCATCATCATCCTGCTGGCAATTAACGGGGCGCTGGATTTCAAGGCGCTGCTAAATTTCAGCAGCCCGTGACGGGCAACCGTCGGTTGTTCTTGCGCGAGTCAGGCGGCGGGTAGCTTGCTCCTGCGCAGGCCGGCAACGCGGAACGTGGATTATGCGATCCCCCCTCTGTCCCGACGCCACGGCACCGGCACCGGCTTGCGCACCAACCACGGAGCAGCCCCCATGCGACGGATACGACTTGAAACACTGGCCACGATCGCGCTGTGCCTGGCAGCCCTGCCGGCGCTGGCCGACACGGCGCCAATCCTGCCCCTTACCGAGCCCGAGTTCCTGGCGACGGCGGCTGCCAACCCGGCCCCTGCCGGCGCGGACGTCACGCCCTTCGTCACCCTGATCCGCGACACTCTGGCCGCGGCACTGCTGGCCGTCCTCACGGCCGCAGCCGGCTGGCTGACGGCGCAGGTGAGCAAGTGGACGGCGGGCCGCATCAACCTCGAGGATCTGACGCGCGACCTGCAGATGGAGCAATACAGCAAGGCGGCGATCGACAAGGCGTTCGCGTATGCAATGACGCGCGTCGGCATCACGCCCGAGCAGCTCGGCGACGTGCAGCTCAAGAGCCAGATCCTGCAGTATGCCGTCGGGTTCCTCTCTAGTCAGTATCCCGAGGTCGTGCGCTGGATCGACAAGGACAAAAACGGCGTGATTGATTTCGTCGAGACGTTCCTGCCCAAGGCTGAGCTGGCCGCAGCGCCGGCAGCTGTTGCTGCAGCCGTTGTCCGCAAGACACGCAAGGCTCGGACGCCCAAGCCGGCAGCCTCGGCCCCGGTTCCCGCTCTACCGGCCCCGTAGTGTTTTCCTCCTCCTTCGCTGCGTGGGTTAAACTTGGCGGCGGCGTCACAGCCGCCGTCATCTTGTTGCTGGCCGGTTGGCAGGCGGCAAGCTGGCGCGGCCGGGCGCTTGAGGCCGATCGTCTCGAGGCGCTCAATGCCAGCATGGCGGCAGCCCTCAAGGCCGAGGCCGACGCCAGGCGTGCGGCCGATCGGGCACGGGCTGAGGACACGGCCGAGGGTGAGCGGCGCGAGGCCGAGCTCGAGGCGCGCATCAGGGATCTGCAGGAGGGCCTCGACCTGCAGCCCCGCCCCGAATGTGATTTTCCGCCTGAGGTAGCGTCCACCCTCAACCGGGCGATGGGCCATGAGAAGTAAGGCGGCCGCCCTGGGACTCACAGCGGCCCTGCTGGCGGGCTGTATGCACCGCCCCGAGCCTGCCCCTGTCCAGTGCCCGACGCCTCCCGGCGAGCTTCTCGTGGCTCCTGACAGGCTGCCGGCCATAAAGCCGGGGCCGCTGACGCAGGGCGAGGCCATCGCCAACTGGCTGAACCACATCCAGCTCTATGAGATCCAGCGGGCGCGGTACGCCCGGCTGCAGGCGTGGGGGCAGGCGCAGTGCCAGTGGCCCGCCCCCGGCCGGCTTAACTGAAATTAGCCAGCACGTGTTCGATCGTCGTGATGAGAATGCCGATCATTGAGATCGAGACGGCCGCGAAAAAGCAGAGCCCGAGGCAGACGACGATCCCGCTGTTGAGCCGGTCGTCGAACCGCTCTTGAGGCGTGCGAGCCCAGCCGTGGCGGGGGCGCTTGAGGACGATCCGTTGGCTCATGGTGTGCCCACCGCGATGAAGACGCCGGCGAGGATGATGAGCATCATCGCCAGATCGAGGGCGAGGACGGTGACAAGATACAACGCGGCTGCTAATGAGCCGATAGCTCTACGCATGACTGAACCTCATGTGTTGGGTTAGGGCCTGCGCCGGGGTTGCCGCCCCTGCGTGGGCCCGCTGTGTTTCAGCGCGACGAGTCTACGCGCTCAGAGGTTAGCCAAATCTTGAATCTGCCAATGGATTCAATGGCCTCGTTTTCGAGGTTAGCCAACGCAAGCCTATGATTTTGCTGGCTTTCCGCACTACAACTGGGCTCACCAACCAAGAAAATTTGTTCTTGGTTTTCAATTACTTAAGGGAAAGGTTAGCCACGAAGTTAGAAAGGTTAGCCACGCTTGCGCCCCGGTTTCGTTCCCGACAGGGCACCGATGGCACCCCGGGCGAGATGCTCCTGGGCGGCTGCTCGCGTGTACCGCTCGACCTCGGCGAGGCTCTTGTGCCCGGTGATGGACATGATCTCGTGAGCCGATCGGCCGGCCTCGGCAAGAATACGGGCGGCTGCCTTCCTGAGCCCGTGCGCGCTACAGTTCCTGAGCCCCGCCTCGTTCGCCCGATCGCGGAACCAGTTCCCGAAACCCGCATCCGTAAAGGGCTTGCCAAACTCTGTGACGAGATAAGTCAGGTGGCCGCACGGCGTGGCGTCGATCGCCTCGCGCAGCTCGTGCGTGATGGGGATGGCAAGCCTCGCATCCGTCTTGCGCTGGCGCAGGACAATGACACCGTCGCGCTCATGCTGCGGCCCGAGGCGGATCACGTCCGATCGCCGCTGCGCCGTATAGAGCAGCAGCCGCAGGGCAAGGTTGGCCTTTGTGCCGACAGGGTGGCGCGCCTCGAACCGGGACACCTCAGCATTCGTCCAGGTATGAATGCCGTCCGTCCTGTCCTTCATCCGCTTGATGTTGGTGGCCGGGTTGTGCCGCATCATGCGGCGCTGTACTGCGAACCGGCAGAGCGCACGGATTACCTTCAGGAAGATATTGGCAGTAGCCGCCTTGTCGGCCATGCGATCGAGCTTGTCGCGCAGGGCGTGCTCAGTCAGGTGCGACAATCCCTTTTCGCCATTGGCCTTGCGGAACCTCTCAAGGTGATAGCGGTAGAGCCGGCGCGTGTTCAGGGCCAGCACCTTGTAGTCGGCGCTTTCGAAATAGGCGGCGACGAGCATGCCGATCGTGCCGGGCATGGTGCGGGCGACGCCGACAGCCTGTCGGGTGCCACGGGCAGCGGCCTCGTAGGCGGCGATAAACTCCGCGCTGCCATATTCCCCCGGCAAGTATATCGTTTTGCGATGCCGCGCGCGGAACCGCCAGCGGAGCTTGCCGTGACGATCGATCAGCTTGCTCACACCGGGAAACGGGTTGCGCGGCATTGTCCTAATCCAAGCGGACGACGTGATCCTCGGCCGGCTCGGCGGGATCCGCCGGCTCCTGGACGGCCACGATCTTGAGCCCCTCCGGGGTGGCCGTCAACTCGACGCGCCGGAACCCCTCGCGCCTGGCGGCTTTCAGCGCCCGGCGAACCTCGGCCTCGGTGAAGGCGGCGCGTTTCTGGGCCATGGCTATTTCTTGCCTTTGAGAGGCGTAAACCCGTTGCCGTAACCTGTCCAAGGGTCGACAACGTCAATGTGGCTCCACTTGGCAAAAGCGCATAACGGCATGTTTGAGGCGTCCAAGAAAATCAAGCAGCCATCGCGGAACTCAACGGCGCTGCAATTCTCGACCTGCACCGGCTCATGTCCCGACGCAAAGACAAAATACGATCGTGCTGACTTCTCAGTCATGATCCAAGCTCCTCGTCGTGTGCGGCCTCCATTATGCGTTTCAACTCCCGGCTCAAGTTTCCGAGCGACCACAACCTTTCGCCCCAGTAGGCTACCAGCTCGGTGCTGCCTTCGGCTTGACAGACGGTATGCTGCCGCTCGCAATGACGGATCTCGTTGTGCAGCGCGTTGTAGATGTCGTGCACATCATCGAGCATTACGTTCAGGGTGATGGGCTGGCTCATTCCTTGGCCTCCAGTGCTTTGCGTGCGATTTGACGAACGCCGTCCATTCGGTCGGGCAGTCTGATCACCCAATCGCAATCTCTCAGACGCACCAGCGCAGCCTTCATGCGGTCGCGTTCTGCTGCGGCTGCGTGATACTGCTCGACCATCTTCCTGTACATCGCAGCGTTATCTTCGCGCAGCCCATTCAACCGCTCCACCTCACCCGCCAGCGCCTCCAGCGCGTCGGCTGCTTTGGGCCCGACTGACTGCGGAAGCATGTCTCGCAACCGCTTCACCAGTTCCTTGATGTCGTTACTCATGGTGCCAGCCTCGTTTGTGTCATCATCTGACTGATGAGCAGGTAAGCCTGCGTCTCAGCCTCTTCGCGTGACAGGCCGCCGTCGAACTCCATGATGGCGGCCCGCTCTTCGTATAAATCCCGCCACGGGTGAGGCAGCCAGCGCGCGCGGTAGCGGATGACTGCGATGTGTGGCGGGGACTGGCTCACGACAACCGAGCCTCGTAGCGGTGATCGGCCCTGTCCTGAGTCGCCTCCCAATGGCGCATGCGCTGGAACTCAACCTCGATGCGGGCGCGGTTGGCGGCCGTGCGTGCCCGCACCGACTTCTCGAGGAAGTCGCGCCAGGCATCCGAGGCCTTCACTTTGGTTTCGGCCTTCGCCATTGAGTAGTGAGGAAACTCGCCCAGAAGCTGGCTGATGCGCTCGGCCAGCACGGCGCTCTTGGTATCCTCGAGCAGTCGGGCCGACGCGTCGAGATCTGCCCAGCGCAGGGCCGCCTCCCGGTAGATCTCGGACTGCGGCCGCTGGTTGTTAACGGGCGGCGGGCTATTCGTGGGCATGGCGTGCAACCTCATGAGCGATCTCCTTAAAACGGAATGTCGCCGCCGGCGTCGTCGCCGTTCGACTCGTGGTGATCTCCGCTGACGGCTGTCAGGTACTCGGGCGCCTTCATGATGGTGGCCTGCAGCCCGGCCGACAGGCTGGCGAATACCGCCGGATCGAAGGCGTCGAGCGAGAAGTACACAAGCGCATTGACAGGCTTGGGCGCCTGCGTGCCGCGGGGCACCGGCCCGATGCCCTCGATGTTGCTGTACACCTTGTCGCCGACGGCGCGGTGCGAGACGATCAGGCTGCAGGGCTTGCCCAAGACATTGCGCACGTCGAACCCGTCCGGGCCGAAGTCGGCATCCTCGAACTTCCGGCCACGCCAGCCCTCGAGGTGCTTCCTGAACGTCGCCTTTTCGCTGACGCTGAACGTGTAGCGCTGGCTGATGATGAACGGCCGGCCGTCATCCATCGGCTCGTATGGCAGCTCCCAGGCGATCATCACCTTGTGCTGCTTCTTTGACTGCCCCTGCCACTCAACTGTCTGCGTGCCGAGGTCGATCACCTTGACGCACACGGCGATGTGCGTGCCGGCGGGGGCGGGGGCGAAGTCGCCAGCGGTTTTTTGCGGGAGTTTCATTAGATCCATACCTTTCGTGCTGCGTTGATGCTGTTGTCGTTCCAATAGAAAGAGTCGAACTTAGGCACGACGAACTCGGCCACGTCGGCCGCCGTCGAGCTGGCGGACAGGACGCGGGCGAGCGTCTTGGCGATGCGGCTCACCTCGGCCAGCCCCTCGGCCACCTGGTCGGCGCTGGCGTGGTAGCGGGCGTGCTTGGCCGGCGTGACGTACAGAAGCGACACCGGCGCCTGGCGCGCCTGGGCGTAGATCGACACCTGCCGGATATGATCCGGGCGCGGGGCGCTCGGCAGCCGCGCCGTGGTTTTCAGGTCGACGATCGATCCGTCCTCGAACACGTAATCGAGGAATCCGATGACGGGCACCGGGATGCCGTCGATCCACGTCTCGATCGAGAGCTGCCGGGCGATCATCGGTGGCGCATTGCGCATGGCACCAATAGCTTGCGTTACCATGGGCGCAATGAGCCCCGCCTCCTTCTCGTGCTCATCATCGGCAAGGCCGCCGGTGTTGAGCCGGTAGTTGTCGATCGCCACCTGCGTGCAGTCCTCGACGGATGCCTGGCGGTTGAGCAGGTAGACGTCGAGCCCGGCCTCGACAGCGGTGCCGCGCTTGGCGGCCGCGCCCATCTCATCGCGCAACCCGTGCAGATACTTGAGCACGTACAAGGCCGGCTCGTTGGCCCAGAGGTTCAGCGAGCTGGGCGAAAGGTGCTTGATGCCGAAGCGTTCAAAGGGGTTCATCACTCGCGCCCTCCGGTGATGGCCCAGTGCGCCCGGATCAGGGCGATGGCGGTGTCGAGCTGCTGCATGGCGTCGAGCACCTCCATCGCGCCAGGCGATTTCAGGTAGACGCCGCAGACGGTGGCGAGCGAGCGCCTGATCTGCTCGCGCAACTGGGCCTCGCCCATCACCTGCGTATTGGCCGGCAGTGCCGGGAAGTCGATTACTTCACTCATTAGCCTCTCCTTTGATTATCAGATTGTGGCGGGCCACCTCGAGCAGCCTCTTGATGCTGGCCTCCTGCCAGCCGGCGAGACGCAAGGTGCGCTCGGTTTCGGAGCGCGAGCGCTGCCCGCGCGTGTAGGCGACGATTGCGCCGCGAACGGCGTCGCTGTTGTGTGTGAGCCTCATGGCAACGATCCCTTAAACGGCAGCCGGTGGACGTAGACGCAGCGCTGCTGCTGCGCCTCCACGGCCGCGGTGGTGGCGGCGTCCGCGTAGCCTTTGGCGTAACCGCACACGGCGGCCAGCAGGGTGCATGCGATGATGACGGCGCAGGCCGATGCGATCTCGTTCGCGCCCATCACACCGGCCCCGTTGCGTTCCAGCGGTCGTAGAAGTCTTCCTCGCAGTAGGCGCCGCGCGGGCCGGCGAGCCAGCTAATCCGAGACGCATCAAGATCAGGGAACCGTGCGTCATAGCCAGCCTGCAACGCGGCAGCGTGAATGATCGGCTCGAGCTGATCGCGCATGTCCAGGCGCTGGCCGTGCTCCTCGACGAGGGCGAGCGCGGTGTACTTGGTGCCGAGCATCTCGGCGATCTTGGGCTCGATCTCGCGCATCCGCCTGTGAAACGACGCCAGCATCAGGGCGTCGGTAAGCGTGTCCTGCGCCTGCTCGAGCTCGGCCTCGACTTCGGCGAAGTCGGTGCGCGGATTGCGGTGCAGGAACGTCTTGAGCGCGTCGACGGCTTGGCCGACGTGCCAGGCGAGCTGCTCGGCGCGCTCGATCGGCGTCAATGTCGTTTGAACTTGCGTGTTCATGTTAGTCCCTCCCCGTGAATGTCGATTGCATGTGCAGCTCGGCCGCAGTGTTGGGGCCGCGCCCGCGCTGGCCGCAGATCTCGATGCCGAAGCCTTGGAACTCGTGGCCGAGGCGCGGGTGACGGTTGCCGAGGCTGCTCCCTGCCACGGCCCAGCCGTCGGCGCGGAGCAACTGCACGGTTGCGTCACGGATTGTTTTTGCTTCGTCCCAGTCGGTGAGCCCGACAAGATCGAGCCGGGCCTGCAGCCACTCGCGGCTGGAGCCGGGGCGCGTGTCGCGCGTGATGGTGAGTGTCGGTGTCATCGGCCGGCATCCCAGCCAGCGCGCAGCCCGAGGTGCGGCTGGAACGTGTA